GTCGTATCGCCGTAAAGCAAAAGCCCCGACTGGCGGGGCTCTCGTTATATTCAAATTGTCGCTTAAGTTCGCTGCCATCGCGGCGCAGCTCTGCCAAGCATGAATGGATTATCTAAATTCCTGGCTCGTTTTCAATACATAAATTGAAATGGAGCACGAAAAGCTAAAAACCCAATAAACTAGCTCTGTTCTGCCAGGAGTTTTCGCGTAGATAAAAAGACCTTCGCCCTGAATATTTCCAAGCACCAGCGTACACGTTTTCTCGCCTCCCAGTCCGTTAACCACGGTGCGATCGACTGTAATTCCCGCGTAATGTCAGAGATTTTTTTGCGTGTGGTGTAGTACTGCAGACCGACGATATAAACCGGGTCATTTACATCAAGCGCCTGCAGAACTGACTGCTCGACAAAATCAACGTCATCATCGTGCATGGCTTCATCAATGATGCTGGTGGCTGGCTGTGGCCAAAGGATAGCGTGGGCACGATTAAGCGCCTGCGGCCCCCTGAATCCTTCGCCCCGAGCTTGTTCGAGTGCTGCTGTAAAGCGAGACAATGCCTTATCTGACCATCGCCCTCCTTTTAGGACATCCCAGCAGGCGTGCGCACGGGGTAAACGTGGGGCTGTTCCACCGCTTACCCCCTCTCCCCATGTTGTCAGCAATGACTTAATCCAGGCAGCCTGAATACTTGTCAGCAGCATGCTCTTACCTAACCAGCTTTTACGCGGTGCAGTCGCTGCTTTACCCAGCGCTTCAATATGATTACGGCGTTGACGTGGTGTCATCCTGTTCGCTCCTTACGCCAGAACGCCGAGCGCGTAGGCCCGGTCCAGCACTTTAATGATCATTTCCAGCTGTGAGCCATATTTGCGCTCGAATGCCAGGCGGTCGTTATGAAGTTCGGTATGATGTTTTCGGCAAAGTGGAATGGAGAAAATGTCGTGCGCTTTCGTTGCCATGCCACCCTGCCCCCATCCGATTAAGTGGTGCGGGTCGTCTGATTGCTGCTGGCAGCATTCGCAGGGCTGTGTTTTAACCCAATTCAGATAATCGCGATTTTCCCAGCGCAGGCGCTTTGGACGACGCATAAAAGATTGAGTCGGTGCCGGATCCACTATCACGCCCACCAGCGGTTCTGTTAGCGTATCAGGCAGGTCAACGGCTGAAACTAATTCGCCAAGGATGCTGGTGGCCGGTACTGCAGGCGTAATATCGCTTTCGCGTCCAATCTCGCTTTCTTCGGGTAAACGAAGCACTTCCCGAGCACAACATTCCGGTAAAGCATCCGTTACTGACTTACGAACAGCCCACCAGCTGAGTTCCGCGAGGGAAATCTCGCGACTTTTGTCGATACCGAGAGAAATACGAATAGAATCCAGAATAAAGGCAATTATGTTTCTGCGTGCCAGTTCTGCCAGCGCCTCGGTACGCTGCTCTCGCAGTTGGTTGTCGCAATAGCCACAAAGCAGGATAGACCCCGGCTCATGATGCATGATGGTTAGTTCGTGATAGTGGTAATCACTGTGAGCGTACTGGCAATTTCCGCCGCCGTACTTCAGCAACCAGTAATCAAGCCCGCTTATTCCACCGGCTGCAATCAGGACCTTTACATTCAAAAAGAAGCTTCGCAACTGCTCGTTGTCTGCCAGTGGCTGCCGCGCATCCGGAACACGACCAGTTTGATACCCGACCATACTTTCTGGCTGGCGCTCGATCAGGATTCTGCCTGCTGTGAATAACTCCATCAGCTCTCTGCCCGGCTTCAACAGCACGACACCAAGTTCTCTCGCAATCACAGGTTGCAAAAGCGCACGCATTACTCGCTCTCCTTGATAATGATCTGCCCGTTTTCGCCCCAGAGCTTCGTTATCCTTGAATCCCAGATATGCTTGTCGTCTTCAAAGAGCGCATCCATCAGAGACTTCAGCAGATTATCGAGATCGGGTTTGCCCTGATGAGGCTGCCCGTTCATTTCTGCGCGCTTCTTTTTGCTCCAGCTCTTCGGCATCGGAAGAACGAAGGTAACGTGTGAATTTGATTCAGGCATGCAGATGCCCATGAGCCGGACGTGATCGCAAAAGGCCCGGTAACGCATAACTTCAGGGCGCTTCTTCCATTTGTCTGCACGCGTCATGCGTGGCTTACCCATGGGGAGGATGTTGTAGACTGTCACGATCATCCCCATGTCCGGGAGCGCATGCTTTGCGCTGTCTTAGGTGAGGATTTTTGCTGCGGGAGTAATGCGCTGACTATCCAAAGCCGAGGATCAGTATCGAGGCTTTTCTCAACGGGAACGCCTTTAAACATATAGCGCGCCACCAGCTCATTGGCTTCTTCGGTTGTCAGTCCGGAGTGAGTGAACCAGCTTTTCTTCATGCCACCCCCTGCAGGAATGACATCAAAAGGAAATTGCTGGCCTTTTGAGGGGTCAGTAGGAATTTATTCTGGTTTGGTGTTTGCGCCATGGTGTCTCTCCAGTGGCGCAGCAGGTATAGGGTGTTCAGGCCTATGACGGGAGTGTAACAGAATTCTTGGAAACGCGATAACCAGCCCGCTCAAGCATCTGTGTAAAGAGTGTCGGTGTTCCTACTATCTCATCATCCTGTAACGGCATGAAGGATACTTCATCACCACGTCTGTACATGAGCGCGCGCTCACTGTCAGGAAATGAATGCAGTCTTGCAACGATTACCCCATCGTGGCATCTGATGACCGCGTAGCCCCTGTTCGGTAATTCTTCTTTTTGTTTCACCAATCCCCCCTCCATACTGGAAAGTTATTGCATGCTATATCAATAAAACCAGCTGTCTGCGCTTTCCCTGGTCTGCTGGAGGATTTCCTCGACTTTCTTATTAACTACCTTTTCGCCACCGTAAAGACTCAACCCATCCGAGCCTGCATAGTGCTTAACCAAATTACACTGATTGAAGTGTTTCTGGAGTCGGTTTAAAAGATTTTTTACTAGCGACGGCCCCTTGCCGCTTGGAAGTTCTTCATTAATATCAATAGCTAATTCGACTTTCATAAATGCCTCCGCTGCTTTAACTGTATATTCATACAGTACACTCATGTATTAGTTTGATCAACGGTTTAACAGCACGAAATGCTAACAGAAGTAACTATAGTCGACAAAATCTTCACCTCTTGGTCAGTGGATAACCAGGTTATGTTCTGGTTGTTGAACAAAGAGCACGTGATTCGAGAATGAAGTGGGCTTTTGAACTTTGCTCTGTCCCCGACATCTGAACTTAGCTCTAACTCATTATTGCTGGAGAACGGCGGCAATGATGCTTAAATGAAACGGACGCTCTGCTTAGTCTATACATACTTTAAAATACGATAGTGCTGAGAAAGAATTTCAAACAAATATGCCGGAATAATAAATTTCATGAGCGGTTTTATTAGCGCTCTTAAAGAATACATTCTCGTGCACGAATGGTGTCATTAGGCTTCACATATAATAATACTCCTTTAAATAAAGCGCATACTACAAGAATTTGGAGTAAACGATTCTAAGCCACCAGAGATACTAGCAGTAATGTTTACATTGCAACAATTCCCGCTAAGTGAAACACAAAGAGCAACAACACTTCAAGGGATTACACAATAAGATCGTTCACAATTATGAACGCAAATGTATAGATAACCTAGCATTTGGTTATCACTTAAAATCTCCGTTGATATCTCGATAACGCTAGTACTGCTTAAGCTGAGATAGAACTATGGATTAGTAAGGTTCAGCAAATAAGTATGACCCTGCTCGTAACATGAGGAAAATTATATGGCATTACTGAACCAGCTAAAGAGCATGCATTATTTTCGACCACCATAAAAAATTTAACTTAAGGTCATCTTTAGGAATCACCGCCCCCTCTTAAAATTACTGAAAATTAAATATTGACAAGTATAAAAGTTAGTGTGAAACTCATAACCACTGTATGGATAAACAGTGTAGTAAGTTGACGTATTGTTTCATCAGGTAATTAATATCCCTTGTATATGGAACGGAGTTTCCTATCCTTGGGTAACACTGATATCGAATATCAGTACAAATCTAACAGCATAAAAGGAGATTATTATGTCTAGTAATTTTGGTGATGGCACTAAATGGAGTTCTGAACGAGGCGAACAATCACCACGTCCCGAAGGCAACAGCGGCAATAATGATAAAAATAATTCACCTTCAACTCCCCAGGCAAAACAGGTATCAGCAGTTCAATCAGACCCCGTGGTACGTGAAAAACTTGCAAATTTATTGATTGCTTCGCGTGCTCTTAACCCGTCTGCAAAAGTTCATCTCGTAGGTTTATCAGCTTCAGGCACACTCAGTATATCTATTGATAATTTAGATGTTGAGCAAGCAAATACTCTAGGATTAAGCGGTATGCTGCTCGGGTTCGAATATAATGGAGGAAAGTTAGTTCTTGGGAAAATTGAGACTGGCCATAAACTCGATGGTACGGGCTCATCGAACAACTCAGGGGCTTCAGGCGGCATTGACAGTATCATTTCAAATGCGGATAAATCGACCAAACCACAGGGACCAGAGTCCATTGAAGATCGGGCGGCTAAGTTATATGGCTCAGACAGAGTGTCTCGCAAGGCTCTGATCAATATGTACAAAGAATCGAAGGCCAAAGGCGCTATCCCAAGCAAAGTCAAAGGTGATCTTAGAAAAAAAGTTCAGATGATGCTTGATGAAGATAAAAAGATTGCCGATGAAGAGGCATCCAAGAAGCTGACTGAAAAAGACCTACTCATTAAGACCGCCGATCTAATGCAGGATGCTGGGGAAAAAGTCAGTGGGATCGCCACCACAAAATATAAGACTTTGGCAAAAGAAATTGCTGACAACATTCAGAATTTCCAGGGTAAAAATATCCGTAGCTATAATGATGCTATGAAGACATTAAACCGCCTCACCTCAAATCCCAACATGAAGATCAGCGCAAAAGACAAAGCCGCACTTATTAACGCATGGAAAAGTGTTGATCGGAAAAATATGGCCGCTCGGCTTTCAAACTTAAGTAAAGCATTTACTGCTGCCGGTTGGCTTTTGAAGGTAGACAAAGTATATGAAAAAAGTGTAGTTGGTTATGAAACAGGCAATTGGGGTCCACTTATTCTTGAAGTCGAATCTTGGGTTCTGAGTGGTATTACATCCGCTCTCGCTCTGGCAGTACTTAGTGGAATTGTCTCGACATTCTTAATCGTTGGCTCACTTCCTGCAACCGTTACAATGATTGCAGGAGCATTAGCGATTGTTTACGTTTCATCTTTGATTGATGATAAGGTCGCAGAGAAAGTCAACTCACAATTGATTAAAGCAGCCTGGTAAAAGAAGAGGGGCTTCTTAGCCCCTCCTCTTAAATTCTTTAAACACACCAACACTAAACCACAAAAGCATAACTGTAAGAATGTAAACTGATGAGTATAATGCAATATAGAAAACCGTTAAAAGAAAGTCATTTTCGGAAAACAATCTGATCACCCTACCTGCTTTGGCTATGTCATGATAGGTAAGAATGGAGAAATAGAAAATTACCGCATAAAAGACGTAGTATATTAGTAGCGATAGAATTAAAGAACTTTCAGAAACATCTTTCTTTACTGTCATGTGTTTATTGAAGTAGATAAAGAATAATATTGCTATTACTGGAGCTGTTTTTACATATGCCCCCATACTTACACTTAACAGGATGTTATGTGAAGAAACAACATTAGGTAAATTATGAAACAACTCTTCTAACTCATCCATTAAACTAGAAGAATGAGTCGTAAGGCTAATTATAAGTAGAATTACCAAAGGTACAATTGCAAACATTAACACCTTTAGCATTTTTTTTGTAATATTATTCTGCAATTCCACAGTAGTACTGTCCATTCATCCCCACCTTGAAAAAAAAGTCTGCGACCATGCAATATGACTTTAATAAATATCTTGCAATACTTCAATACTTCTTATGTGACTACCAGGTGCAGTTCCTTTTTGAGTGATTAATCTCTACATGTGTCATGTTGATAACTGCACACTGGTATTGTATTAGTTCTCAGTGATCGTAGCAGATAAAGTCACGCCTCTGCTGGGCTATAAGCATAAACTTCTTAGTGGTCGTGAGATGCAGAACGGACATTGCAACGACGTCATTCGTCGTGATGCGTCCATGCACCTTCACCAACTCGATGATCCTCGTGATGATTTGAGCCCGCTCACTTTATGTTTTAGGTCTAGGCATCAGTTATGCTCTCCCTGCCTGGCGCAGGCACTCTTTGCGACGCTTAGCAATACGGGCAACCTCAACAGAACTCCCTGCGATCCCAAACATATCCGAATACACAGCTGCAGCACGTCGCCACAGGCCCTTCTCCTCAAGCTCCTTCGCTTTTTTCTCGGCAGCTTGCATCCTGACTGGATCGCTTTTTTCAACCATGCACGGAAGTACCACCTCAGGAATTTCCGCATCAGAGGCAGCCGAATAAGTAAACTGAACGCTGTTACGTGTCCGGTTTAATATCCCTTCGTCACTTAACTCTCTCAGTAACTTCCCAGCTGTAGCGCCATGCATATCAAGCGCCTCGGAAACGTCGCCAACCGCACAGTTCGGTTGGTAGCCTACAAAAACTGCCACCTGCTCTTTTTGGGTTAAGGATTTGGTCATTGATCAATACTCGATTAATTGGTTAAACCTGCCGCTTTGCGGCGCTTGTACTCTTCCATCAGCAGCTGTGCCGGAGTTGGCCCTGCCGGATGCTGCGGTGCAGCAAGCTGGCGACGAATTGGTGGAACTGACAGCCCGTTGCTTACGTGCTTCGCCCATTTGGTTAACAGCTTTTCAGCCAGTTTTTTAAGTTCCCCCTCAGTCATCTGGCGCTCAACGCCAGTTCTGCGCATTTCGATGCAGATGTGATACAGCACAGGCTGCGCCCACGGATATTTGTCACTCCCCGAAAAACGATAAGACTCGTTACGCCAGCGACGATACTCCGTCATGACCCGTTCAGATGTCAGCCCGAAGGGATTAGCTCCACTCTCTGAAACCAGCGAAACAAACTCAGCGAGATCGGGGGGCCAGGTATTACCTAATGCGCAGCGCTCCATGCATTGCTGACAGACCAGTTTGATCTGCGCCTCAGTCATCGAACCTATCTGAGCTATCCAGAGGGCCGTAGGCTCTGCCCCGTTCTTCTGCGTCCAGCGGTTTGAGAAGATTTCCCCCATCACCTGCCATAACCGCCACGCTGTCTCCGTCGCCATCAAGTCCGTTCCGGCGTCGCCACTCTGCGTGTGCGGACTGAATTTGCTGTACAGCTCGGGATGCTGTTGGTTCTGATTGAACTGCCGCATTTTGCTTTCCTCCGGTCTGTGGTTTTTGGTTCGTTCTCACACGCTGTACATGCCTGGCAAATTTCTGCTCCCACTGCACCTGAGTAAAGACCTTCCCCTCAGACATCCAGTACGACGTGAACTCCGCGAGCTCGGTAACGAGATAATCAGGATCAGGCAAAGCGATCCCCCACATAGCCGCGCGCTGTCGAAACTCTCTGGACGGCAACCAGGAGCCTGACATTGTGAATTTACCGATCGGTTCATTCATGCCTTCCAGGTAACGTGGGGCAGTTGACTCTGGTGGTGGAGCTACCCCACCGGGGATTTCTGTATGTCCTACGCTAAGAGAGGGGTTTATTACTTTCCCTTCCGTATCCGTATCCGTATCCGTCAGTGAGGGATCATTGACCTCTCCATGAGTACTCACTGAGTCTTCACTGAGGCCTCGATGATTGGTGTTTGAATTACCCCCTACATCCTTGCCCGATTCAGTGAATTCAGGAGGAAGCGGTATTTTTGTGGCCGACGGGCGATTGATTTTCTGATGCTTAAGAAATCCTTTTATTTGGAGGTAATTAACACCACTCACTGAGTACTCACTGAGTAGTCCATGAGTTATCAGTTCTAAAAGCAGCGGTTCACAATCAATCATGTCAGCCGGGAATATTTGCATCTTGAGCCGTTTAGGTGAACGCTCAAGACACCCCATATCGTTTGCGAAGTTAAACAACCCGATAAACAGTAAGCGTGCTGGAATTGAACATTCCACCACCTTCTCATCTGTCCAGAATTCAGGTTTAACTGTTCTGATGCGGGCCATCAAAAACCTCTTTTTAACCAGCATCGCTGGTGGTCATTGGTCAAAACTCGATTAAAAAAATTGTGGCGCTACGGCGCTGATGCTAGCTAGTAGTGGTCCCGCCGCGTCAGCAGGTAACATGTTGAATAAAGCGATTGCTGCTTCCCGGATCTCCTTCTCAAGCTTTTGCAGCGGTGCGCCCAGCAACTTCGCCTGATGCGCCTCACTGCATTCTTTGATCGCGCTCGCCACCAGCTCGGCTTCCGTTCTGGCGTTACTGAGTCCATGCTTCCTGGCGATCTCGATGGGCATAGCAGCGACGATTGCCCCCGATAGCTGCATGACGTAAGCGGTGTATTTCTCCGAGCCACCTTCATTTTTCAGATACCGGAATAAATTCTGTTTGTTAACCGCGATACCTCTTCCCCCATCCCTCGCCCACTCCTCGGCCACCAGCTGCGCGATCTTTTCCTGAGCCTGGCCGGGTAATTCAGACTCCCATTCACGAACGGCAGCAAAAACAGCACGGTGGCGAATGCTGTCTCGTCGAAGAGGCTTAATCTGATTTTCTGATTTCACAGTGCCTTGGATATTGTGTCTAAGATGGTTGTAAGTGATTGTTTGCATATTCACTCCTTGACTTCGCTTAGTGGTGGGAAGACATCATCTAATGAACAGCGGACTCCTAGTGAATTCAGTGAAGATACAATTCGACGAGAATCCTCCAAACTTGGTGTTCTCAGATTTGACTCATAGTTAGCCAAGCGCGGCTGATTCCAGCCAATATGTTGTGCTAGAGCAAGTTGGGAAATGTTGGCTTGCTTCCGGTAGTTAGAAATCAGATTCATTCGGCTCTCCTTTAAGATGACCGCATTATTCACATAATGTGAAATAACTGTCAATACAAAACGTGAATCGAATGATATTCACTTTCCGTGATAACATCAGAAGATGAAGACAATCGCAGAACAGATCGGTGAGCGCATAAAAGCGCTGCGCATTCAAAAGGGTTTAAGCCAAGGCCAGGTAGCTAAATCATGCGGTTGGTCTGGAGCGTCACGTCTTGCAAATTATGAGTCAGGCTCAAGGAATGTTGGGGCGGATG